TGTGGCGGGTGTGAAAACCTCTCATTCGTCATACTGTTTTACCTCTCATTAAGCATAGTTACCCCAATTACTATGTTTAAAAGATGTAAAAATAAATCTAAACGGCACATGTTCGATTGGGAAATGCTGCAAACATTTTCCTCCATTTTGATGAATTCTAATTAAATTAATAAGAAGTTGGTGGTTGGTATGATTGAATGTACCGCACTTTCCAAAACTTGTACGTAAGTTAGGGTTATTCTTTAAACTAAACGAGCAGAGAGCTTCGCTCTTTGTTTGAGCAGATACAAACGGTTTCCCCTCCGTTCCTAATGTGTCTGTTCAAATAAGGAGTCGGAATAAATTGCTCCTGATGCAATGATTCCTTTAGAAAATTGCTTTTGGCCATAAGAGAGTACCCATAGCTCTCGAAGTCTACGGACTATAAACGAGAAGACTCTTGTTCTTCTCCCGGTCACTGACGTAAAGCGCGTAGCTAATATTATATGGTGCGGTGATCGGGAGAAGGTTGAGAGTGATCTCAGTCTTGAATTAGATAACCATTCTAATTTCTCCAATCCCCTTATAGAGCTGTCACCTTTCGGTGATGGCTTTTTGTTTTGTATAATTGGTGTAGGAGGGATGGAAATGAAAAAAGATGTTCTTGTTGATACAACAGAAACGATTAAAAAAATAAAAGAGTTAACGAATGCCGCTAATGAATGTTCCGAAGCGCTAATCAGGTTAAATGGATTGATTGGTGAATGGAATAAGAATGATGCTTTTGTTGCTATTATAGATAGTGATAATATGGTTATTTTTGAAAGCACTGATGAAGATGATGACGACTTTATAATTAACGCTAGAAAAGGTAAGCATCCATAACGGGTGCTTTTTTTATTGAACAAAATGGAAATTTGAATAGGAGGATGATGAATAATGACTAAAAACAAACTTACTATTAAAGTTGATGCTGATACGACAGAAGCATTAAAACAAATGAAGGAAGTAACAGAAGCTGCTAATGAGTGCGTGACTGCGTTGGAAAAGCTAGAGAATGTTATGAATAAGTTTAATAGGAACTATGAAGCAGAAAGACGAGAAATTGTAATCAATACAAAACCGTTCATAGGAAAAGCAATGCATGATGCGGCTTCTGAACTTGCTCGGAATATCGTAAAAGGAACACAAGTGTGATTAAAACAATAGCAATTATCATAAGCGCTGCCGTTATCGGTACAGCGTCTTATTTGTTGTTAAAAGAAGATAAGGGGTGAGGGGAATGGGAGTGTTTGATAAGCTCGTTGAAGATGTAATTAAAATTATATTTGCTCTTATGATAACAGTTCCTTTCTTACTTGGATTAGGAACAGGGTGGCTCATATGGGGATAAAGGTCTTGATAACATTATTAATCGGATACGCATTGTTCTGGTATCGCTGTATTGTGAATGCCAAGGAAGTGGACAGCTCGGTTGATATTTAGCGAAACAAACAAACTCAATGAACGAAAGAAGAGAATATTTCGAATGTAATTTAATGGTGATTGTATAACATAAAAAACATTGATAAATCAACCTTTGACTTTGTTATTCACAATATGATACATTGAATGTATTACAATGTGAGTTTAACAGGGGATAAAGGGGGATTTTTGGAGTGGAACTCGTGAATCCAATTCGTAGTTTAAAAGAACTTGAAGACATGAAAGAGTGTTTGTTAATGAAGTCGTATCGAGATTTTCTTTTATTTGTGATGGGAATTAATACTGGGTTGAGAATAGGAGATTTGTTGAAGCTTAAAGTAGGTGATGTGAAGGATAAAACTCACATTCGAATCAGAGAGCAAAAGACAAAGAAAAACAAACAGTTTCCTATTACACATATTAAAGAAGAAATAGATCGTTATGTAGCGAACAAGAATGAAGATGAATGGTTATTCCCTTCTCGTAAAGGTGATAAGCCAATTACAAAGGTTCAAGCATACCGTATTCTTAACCAGTGTGCTGATATGGTTGGATTAGAGAACATTGGTACTCATAGTATGAGAAAGACCTTCGGTTATCACTATTATAAGAAGACAAAAGATGTAGCGTACTTAATGACAATCTTTAATCACGCTTCTCAAGAAGTGACAAAACGATATATCGGAATCACGCAAGATGAGATAGACGCATCTATGCAAGGGTTCAAATTATAAGGTGATAGTTTGTGTTATTCTTAAGAAAAGGGGATGAGAATATGAAACATCTTATTGAATTAGGTCAAAGTTTAGTGAAGAAGTATATTGAAGAAAACAGAAGAGAACCTAAACAAATCAATATGAGTAAGAGTGATTATGATTATTTAGAAGCTAAGGATAAAGAGATGTTCCCGAATAGAAATAATATTGATTACACATTTTTAGGATTGAAAATAAATATAGATCCATCAATCGAAGATGGGAATCTTTCAGTTGAATGAGTACAAATTAAAGTAGCCTAACAGCTGCTTTTTATTTTATAAAGCGATTAGCATGAGGTGGTTGATAGATGAAATTGATACTATTTTGGATTAAAGAAATGAGATGGGCAAAGAAGTATTATTTAAATGGACTTATTTCGTATTTCATGCACAAGATTGGAATTATAACAAGTCCAACATTAGGTATTCGATGCAGACGATATAAATATGACGTTGAAATTTGGAAGTCTGGAAAACCATTAGAAAACAAAATAAAGCTATTAGATATAGATAGATGGAGGTAGGTGTAATGTAAATGGCACGTCAACGTAGTCCAGACAGGGATAAGGCGTTTGAAATATATAAAGCGAGTAAAGGTGAGAAGACACTTGTTGAGATTGCAAAGGAACTAGATATAAAGAATCCTTCGCAAATCAGAAAGTGGAAATCACAAGACAATTGGGACGATAAAATCAATGGTAACGTAACTATTGCGAAAAGGAGCGTTATTAATGTTAAAAATCCCAAAACAAAAGCTAAATTAAAAGAGATATTAGATGATGAAGAGCTATCTGAAAAGGAACGGCTCTTTTGTTTATATTTCGTAAAGTACTTTAATGGTACACAAGCTGCACTTAAAGCAGGATACACCAAAGAGAGCGCGCATGTACAGGCTAGTCGATTACTAAGGCGTGAACGAGTTTCTTCCTATATAAAGGAGCTTAAAGGTGAGTTAGTGGAAAATGTATTTGTAGAAGCGATGGATGTGTTGAAAGAGTACATTAAGATTGCTTTTGCTGACATTACTAATTACCTTAATTTTGGTCAGAGAGAAGTAACGGTTGAAGATGAAGATGGCAATGAAGTAACAAGAATCGTTAACTTTGTTGATTTGTATGAAGCTGATATGGTCGATGGTTCTATAATTACTGAGGTGAAGCAGGGCCGTGACGGAATATCGGTTAAACTTGCTGACAAGATGAAGGCATTAGATAAATTGTCTCAGTACTTTGACTTGGTGCCAGATAACTTCAAACGTCAGATTGAAGAGGAACGCCATCGTATGCAGATGGAAGTACAAAAAGTACATGTTGAGAAGACAAAAGCCGAAATTAAGGAACTAACGGACGATAATAACAATGGTAGCCGAGTAATCATTGTAAACGATAAGGAAGCCATGAGGAAGGCGATGGGAAATGACCAAGACAGTTAACATTATGGACTTGATGAACGTCAATTTCTACTCGTTGTGGCTTGCCGAACAGTCTCATATCGTTGCAAAAGGTGGACGTTCTTCTATGAAGTCCTCTGTTATTTCTATGAAGCTTGTAACTGATTTCTTAGAGGATGACCAGGGTAATGTAGTTTGTTTGAGGAAAGTAGGTAAATACCTTTCTACTTCTATATATGAGCAAATTAAGTGGGCTATATATATGCTTGGAGTTGAGAGTGAGTTTTACTTTGGCAAGTCCCCATTAATCATAAGACATAGAAAAACAGGTACTGCCTTTTACTTCTATGGGTGTGACGATCCATTAAAACTAAAATCAGCCAAGATTGCAAAAGGTTATGTGATGTCTCTTTGGTATGAAGAAGCAGCAGAGTTTGCTGGAGTAGAGGATATTGATATCGTTGAAGATACATTCATTCGTCAGCAAATTGAAGGTAAAGAGGTAAAAGTGTACTTCTCATATAACCCTCCTAGGAATCCATACAGCTGGATTAACGAGTGGTTGGATAGTAAAGCAGGAGATGATGATTACTTCATTCACCATTCAACTTATATGGATGATAAAAAAGGCTTCTTATCTCAACAAATGATCAGAAAGATTGAGAAGTATAAGATACATGACTTAGATTATTGGCGTTGGATGTATGGTGGCGAAGTTATCGGTTTAGGAGATATGGTATATAACATGAATCATATTCAATTAATCGATGAACTTCCAAAAGATGATGACATTATCCTTATCGATACAACAACCGATACAGGGCACCAGGTATCTGCTACTACTCATTTAGCAATTGCTTTCACTAAGAAAAGAAACGTTATTTTACTTGATACGTATTATTATAGTCCTGCTAATAAAGTAGTAAAGAAAGCTCCAAGTGAGTTGTCTAAGGACTTTAAAGAATGGACGAATAGTACCGTTGATATATATAAAAGGTACTTCGATAAGCAGACAATTGACTCTGCTGAAGGTGCGCTTCGAAATCAGATCTTTAAGGATTATGGGATAAGGCTGCATCCTGTAGCGAAGAAAAAGAAAATAGACATGATTGATAACGTTCAGGACCTAATGGCTCAAGGACGTTTTTTTGTGTTGGATACTCCTGCTAATCAAATATTTATTGAAGAACATAGAAAGTATCAATGGGATGCTAATACACTGCAAAGCGATGATCCAAAGGTTATTAAAGAAGATGACCACACAGTCGATGCCTTTCAATATTATGTTCAAGATAATCTTCAAAAACTAGGATTAAAATATTAGGCGGTGTTTTAAATGTTTAAAAATTTAATCGCCAAGCTAAGGCAGGTGATGTACAAAATGGGATTACTAAAAGGAATTAAGGACGTTACACAAATGAAAGACGTCATAATGACGGATAAAATGTATGACAACATTGAGAAGTGGAAGCAGTTATACATGGGATACTACCCAAAATGGCATGATGTGACGTATCAAACGGTAGATGGAAACTCACACAAGCGACAAATGAGAAGTATGGGGATGCCAAAAGTAATTTCTGCTGAGATGGCTAATCTTGTATTTAATGAAAAGTGTGAAATTAGCTTATCTGATGAAAACACACATGATTATGTACAGAAAGTGTTTGATAACAGTTCATTTTACTTACAGTTTCAAAATTATCTTGAGTACATGTTTGCAATTGGCGGCATTGTTGCAAAGGTATACGCAGATGACAAGGGTGTTCGTATTGGATTCGTTAATGCTGATTGCTTTATACCAACTGCTGATGATGGCAAGACGGTTACAGAAGGTATTTTCATCAATGAGAGCAGAAAGAATAACAAAAAGTATACACTGCTTGAATGGCATAGTTGGCAAGATAACAAGTATGTAATTAGAAATGAGCTATATGAGTCTGACGGATCTGATTTAGGTGTTAAGATCCCGCTAGCCAATATGTATCCAAATCTACAAGAAGAAGTGCCGATTGAGAACTTGAAACGTTCTCTTTTTGTTTATATAAAGCCTAACTTAGCGAATAACGTTGATTTAACAAGCAGATTAGGGGTAAGTATTTACTCTGCTGCTTTGGATACAATCCAATCATTAGATGTTGCTTTTGACTCATTTGAGCGTGAGTTTAGATTGGGTAAGAAACGTATTATTGTGCCTACTACTGCAGTTAAGATGGTTGTCGACCCAATTAGCGGACAGATGC